ACATCGGGATGATAATCACTTAAAAGGATTATCTGACTACTCAGCATATGAGTTAGACACCCACATGTGTGAAAATGCAAGGAAGGAAAGTTCGAGTTTGAACAAGATCTGTCCAGGGATCGAATGCGACCTGCGGAAGCTTCTTAATAGAAGAAGCCTTTGCCCACAGTCGTTGATTCGCTCTCAGTACATACTTGTTCTTCACAAGAGGACTAGAGTTAAACATCTCTTTCAAGGAATTCTTGAAAAGTGTTTGAACACAGAGAAGACCATATAATCTATCCCATTCATCTGAATAGGACAGAAAATAAGGATCATCTTCTGTTGCAGTTTTCAACCTAATAGGTAAACTGCCTAGAACTAATTTGTGAATTTCCCAAGAAGCAGCGGGTAGCAAGGAACGTGCCTGACCAAGATGACCTTTGGCGATAATCAAAGATCGACGACAGTCGATCCATTTTGATTTCCAACCATTGGAAAGATCTTCAGGAGGACACATTCCCAAGCCACCAAGCTTCTTTGGAATAAACCAGGGAACACCCGTAGGAGCAACAAGAGACTTTCGGAAGTTTCGAAGGAATTTCTTATATACCAGACCAAACAATCTGGGAGGCGTTAAACGCTTCAATTCCCAAGAACGACTACCAACGGAGACATGTTCAGAAAAGAGATCCATGACACCAATTTTTGAATCCCCTGATCTTTTAAGACCATAAAGGAGACCTAAATTGACGTATTGGACCAACCTGAATATGTTCTGCCTTTTAACAGTTGATAGTACACCGAAAAGAGGATCGACAATTTTTGGAACTTCAAACTCATAGGCCGGAACAACTAGGAAATTGGTACTATTAATATTGACAAACTTGTCAGTATAATATACTTTTCCAATGCTTTCCGACATTCCTGAGTAAGAAGCAATCCTTCGCCAGGCCTCCCGTCCCTGAGGATTGACTCGAAAGAGACAATCATCACCATTAACCATCAGAGGACTTGAAATCAGTGTCATCTTTCGACGACGACTAATTTCAATACTCCAACGGCAAATGGCTGCATTTATAATGCAGAGAACAGGAAAACTGACAACGGATCCCATCAATTGGCCCCTCTGTTGATCGATCAAATGACCATCGTTCCCCTCAAAATAATGTCCTGTCAAACCTCGGCGGAAAAGAACTGCCAAGAATTGATAAGACGGAGGGAGCTTCGAGAAAATGAACTCATTCAATCTGTCCACTACAGCATTTGAAACCCATGAAAATAAATCATTGGTAGCATTGCTATAGTCTCCAGAAAGATAAAGTTCATTTTCAAGAAGACGAAGACCCAGACGATCCCTAATAAAGGTTTCATCCACCGGCTGACCGATTAAAGCGAAACAAGGATGGTTGTGTAAAATTTTCCACATCCATCTCTGTAACGGCTTCAAAAGGAAGGCAAGTAGAGGAGGACCCTTTGAAATAGGGCGAGCTTTAAGGGCCTCGGGAAGTGCAAGAAATTCAACCACAGGTTGTTCTTCATGTGCTCTCCAGAGGACTCTCTCATAAAGCGTCTGAAAGTCAGAACGAAGCTCAAGATCGTCAATCTCGACCACCTCTTGTTGCACCCAATTTCCTTCCACGTAGCGACGGAAAGGTTCAGGCTGAACCCGAAGGTGAACAGAGCCACGAAGATCATCAAAAAGATCTTCTGCCTCTTTCAATTCACCGACGGAGCCTGCCGCCGTCCTGGAACGGACATAATTTGCCGAAGTAGATGGAAAATAAGGCTCAAGAAAATCCTCCAATTGGAGTGTTCTTCCGCCGAATAATTCATCTACCGTCCGGATCAACTGAGATTTGAAAGTCTCGGGATTAATGTGAGTTTCTACTCCATTATCCTCCAAGACCATCAAATCAGACCAGTTGTCCACTACGGAAACCAAGTCATCATTAACAATGACAGGGTTGACAAATATGTCCTTGGCCGTCTTCTCTTCAGTTTCTCGAAGAAACTCTTTAGAAGGACGGGGAAAACCTTTCTTACTATAAAGCATAGTAGTTAGGAATTCCGCTCTGATCATCGGATCGAGACCTTCTCGAAGAACGAAGGCCATCATCCATCGATGAGCAGAACCACCAAGTAACGTTCCAGGTCTGTCTGTTGAAGTAAAAGGACACTTAGGTAAAGGTTGTTCGTTGTAAACCGCGAAGAAGGCGGCAAGTTTATACTTAGCCATTTTGATCCAAGGATCAATACCTCCTATCTCGTGACAACATTTCAACCAGAACTTCAGTGTTCCCCGCGAACTCCATCCCTTTCGGTTAAAACCAAAGAGGGTATAGGGCTCTAGCAGGACTTCAATACAGCTACTGCATTTTCGAACCAGCGGATCCTTCATATCGAAGGATGGCTGGGGAGATTTCTTTGCTTCTACCATGTGCGCAGACATGACCAATGTCCTGTGCGTATTCCTTTGGGTGAAAAGACTGATCTTATTCAG